ATCGGTGTGGATGATACCGGAAGCATCATGGTAAATTGGGACAACGGCTCCGGACTTAACATAATCTACGGTGTAGATCGCTGCCGGAAGGTTCCAACCAACGACTAAAATATACAGTTTTCTTTCTGAATATTTGTGTACTATATAGCTCGAATTGACTTGCTATTATGTGCTTTTAGAGTGATATATAGTACTACCAAAAGGGTGCGGGTGTCCGGTGGACACCTCTTGCAAAGCAAGAAGCACCGACCGAGTCGGGAGACGAGACAAACACATTTTTAGGAGGAACCTACCATGAAAGAAATCAGAACATTTGAAGAAGCCATCAAGCAGAACGCAAGAAGCCTTAAAGACCTCGGAATCAACGGAACTTTATTCTGGGCTTACAGAACCAGCAAGGAAAACGGAAATGAGCTCATCGACTTTAACGAGGTCATTTGGGATTACGACATTGAAGAAATCGCTCAGACCTTGAAATCAAACGGTATCACAGAATTCACAATCAGCTCCACCTTCTCAAGTCTCATCGAAACCCTCGCAGCCTTCGAGAAGCACGGAATCAGCATGGCAGGCCTTACCACAGTCAAGGCACGCTACACCGATTGGAAGACCGGCGATCACGCCCTTATCCCTGCAATCAAGATGACGGTAAAGGAGGCATAAGCCATGTGGAAAGAAGGAACCATCGGAATCCCGAAGAAAGACGGCAAATACAAAAATGTACAATACTGGGTCAAATATTTTGAAGAGCCTAGTGAAGACTATGGCATCAACGGCGGTAGGATTTCAAAGCTCAGCCTGAAGATGGATGGTGAATGGATTGCCAACTATGACAGAGGCTGGGACATCGAACCAACCTGTGAAGAAGCCAACTTAGCACTTTGTATCCTGCTTAACGAATTAAATTAACTCACCTGAAAAGAATATCAGGCAGGACGGTCCCAAATGGGGCTGTTCCTCGTTATAGACGTCGCCACCAAGCGGCTATTTTTATTTCTGCGAAAGGAGGCGCATACATTTGCGTAAGCTTGAAAACTACACACCGACACGCTTCATGGCTGCGGACTCCACCTATAGCAAACAGATGGCGGATTACGCAGTCAATTTTATTGAATGTCTCTGCCACACCAAAGGCACATGGGCCGGTAAGCCCTTTGAACTTATCGATTGGCAAGAACAAATTATACGAGATATCTTTGGCACTTTGAAACCGAATGGCTATCGACAGTTTAATACTGCCTATGTGGAAATCCCTAAAAAAATGGGCAAATCTGAGCTTGCGGCTGCCGTCGCCCTACTCCTTACCTGCGGTGATGGCGAAGAACGAGCTGAGGTTTATGGCTGTGCAGCTGACCGCCAGCAGGCAACCATCGTATTTGATGTTGCTGCCGATATGGTGCGTATGTGCCCTGCACTGAATAGACGAGTAAAAATTCTTGCTTCCCAGAAGCGTATCGTCTACCAACCGACCAACAGCTTCTATCAGGTATTGTCCGCTGAGGCCTACTCAAAGCATGGTTTCAATATTCATGGTGTCGTATTCGATGAGCTACATACTCAACCTAACCGAAAGCTCTTTGATGTTATGACCAAAGGCTCCGGTGATGCCAGAATGCAACCACTCTACTTTCTTATCACTACCGCCGGAACAGATACCAACAGCATCTGTTATGAAACACATCAGAAAGCCAAGGATATCTTGGAGGGAAGAAAAATAGATCCAACCTTCTATCCGGTCATCTA